CGAAGTAGTATTTAGTCCTCGCGATATTTATGACCTTGGTAATTTGTACCAAGCGGGAGTGGACAGTTTTAATCTTCAACGTGATTCAAACGGTGTTATCGCTAGGTGGGATTGGAGCGAAGCAAAAAATAGCTCGGGCGACTCATATGCGTGGTATGTTCATGAAGGCACAGATAATCATCCGGCAAGAAAGTTTACTGATGACATCTCTTTCGCACCGTCATTCTTCTTTAAGGCTCCTGGCAAGGCCCTTAAGCGAAGAGTTACACAATATCTCGATCAATTAAATGCAAGTTGATTATCTATGGAGCGAAGACAATCGCTTCCATGCCATTAATTGCAAAATCATAGGCTTGAACTTGGAAGTTGGCATCTTGTGTCTTGTGTCTTTTCATGGTGATACGGTTAGAATTTCAAACGAACAACATTCCTTAATTGTTGAAGTGCCTTACGAGCTTCGTTCCAAAAACGAAAAAGTTAAGGCTTTTAACACCACTTTAAACATCCTGAGCCATGAGCAAGTATAGTTTCGTTCTTCAAGGCAAAGAACCTGAGTATTTTGAACTGCTGCCTACGCTGCGACTTCGTAAGCATGGTGGTTGGCTTGTGGCAGAAGCTATTGAACAGGAGGAGGCAAGCAAGAGCCAAAGCCAAGCAACTGTTCGTGCAGTGCAACTAGCGAAGCGCATTGCTAAAGCAAAAGACATTTCTCTTACTGAAGCCTTTGATCTGTTGCAAGGTGGTGGTGGATTGAGCGAGATGGAGCTACTGGAAGACTTTGCAGAAGAAACGCTGCAAATGCTTGACGGTTCTGGTGGCGTGGAAGCTAATAATGCTCGCATGACTACTACATTCATTCGTTGTCGGGGCGAAGCGATGATTGATGGCGAGTGGACTCGTGTTGATGACTGGTCCATTGAAGACACCAAGGAAATGGGACGTGGCTTGATTGGTAAGGTGATGGAATTTGTAGTGGCAGAACAAGAAGCTGAAGCTAAGGAGCAAAGCTTGGGAAAAGCGCCGAAGAAGACGAAAGCCTCAGCGAGCCCGAAAGACTCGAAGCCAGAGCCAGACGAGTTCTAAAGAACCTTACTAATTGGAACGAAATTTATTTCCGTTTGTCGTCTTCAGATTACAAAGATGATCGATGGCATGGGGAGAAATTCGGCATGCAGCGCGTGCAAGACGTTGTTGCTGCAGTTAAGTGGATTGAAAAGCAAGACCTCAATAAATACAATCTGAACAGTGTCGCAACTGCAAAGCTTGGCACTGTTGTTGTTGGGGCATTAGCAGGAAAGAAAGCCAAAACTTCTGCTGAAGACTTCCTGCCATTTGATCCTCGTAAGATCAAAAAAGAAAATGGCATTTCTGATGCAAGCCTTCGCGTACTGCAAAAACTTATGAAAACAAGAAGACTCGATGGAAGATTGATTGGAATGTTGGCAGAAGAACTTAAAAACGCATCCTCAAGAGATGTAGAATAGAGCTAAACTGTAAAATATTTGGCTTCGCGATATGGCACCTGAATTAAGACTTAGTGTTGGTCTTGATCTTGCTTTTTTCCGCCAGCAAATGCGGAAAGCCGTTAATATCGCGCAAAGTGAATTTACTGCTCAGTTACAAGTAAAGTTCAATAGGCAAGCTCTTAACAACGAAATAAGAAATTTAGACAGAGCAATAAAGCGTAAAAAGTTCAATGTTGAGCTTAATCTGGTTAGCGGGCTTACTGGTAAACAGTTTGATCAAATTCAAGCGCGTCTTGACGCTCTTGCGAAGCGTGATGCTGTAGAAATTCCTGTCAGCGTTCGCGCTGCCGCAACAGGAAAAGATGTGCAATCAACAGTTGCTCAATTAAAGCGCAAATTCAATGCAAACCAGCAAGTTGTTCAAGGCGGAGGAAAGTTAAGGTTTCCCGTCAGTATTAAAAGCGGAATTACAAATGCTGATGTAACTCAATTTCGCAGGGATATAGAGGGCAAACTTAAAGGAATCAAAGTAAAAGTAAAAGCCGAGGTCGGAGAGGTTTCGCGAGGCGCGGCTTTTGCTGCTGGTCCCACAGGCGCTGCAGGCTTATATGAATTTATGCGAACACAAGGCTTGTCCGGCGGTAACATGCCCGGACAAACGCCTACTGGTGCTGGACGACGTGCTCAATTCCAAAACGCCGTAGAGCAAGCAACATCAAAAGAACTAAAACGGATGCTCAGAACCGCTGAAGTGGCGGGAAGAAGCAAATTGAAAACAACAGCAGCAATGCAGAAAAAGCTGCTTGAACTAGATGATATTGCCATGGAAAATATCCTTGGCAATTTAAAAATGCAAATGCAGGAGCCGAGGAAGATCAAGAGATCGTTCCTTGATCAAATTGCGCGTGCCGTTATGTACATGGCAGGCGTTGACCCTGAAGTATTGAGGCAGCAAGCAGCAGCGCGTCGTCTTCCTCCTGCAATCAACTTCCCTGCCACGGTTCCTTCTCGAACAATTCCCATTGGCCCTTCAACTACTGGCAGAGCGCTGCCTTCCGGGCGAGCCGCCGCAGGAATGATTAGCGGCGCAGCGTCACCGTTTGGTATCCTCCCCTCAATCTCCGGGCGATCTCAGAATCAAGCCATTATAGAGGCATTGATTGCTGGTACAGGACCACGCATGCTGCCTCCAAGCGGCGGCCCGTTGGCAGACGTCAAGCGCACTCAAGCGGCTCTGCAAAAAAAAATAGAAGATGCGTTACGACGCATGTACACCGTGCTAGAAGTGGACGTAAAAACCACTAGCGCAGGCTTGAGAGACAGTCTTGAAACATTTTCTTATTTGGTGCAAGCGCTAAAAGATGCGGAGGGACGCACAAAAGCTGCTCGCATTACTGATGAAGTGGAGTCGTTTATCAGCAAAGTTGAACTGATGTTGCGTACTGCAGCGTCGCGCTTGAATGTTCGGCAAGTTGCTGTCCGCGAGATCGGTCAAGCTCAATTGGCTCCCAGTCGAGTTGCGGGATTATTGCCTTCCGCTGTTGGTAGATCTCCGAACGTTTACGCCACAGGAGCAATTCGCGGCGAGTCCAGAGCTGCAATGTTTGCGAGGCGAGAGCAAGAAGCTCGCGTGAGGTCTGCTTTGCGCAGCGCTGGATTAGGGCAGCACTTCACTCAGCAACCAAGACTGCCGGGCACCACTTTTATGGGTGATGAATTTACTGCAGGTGGGGGTCGTGATCGCGTGAGAGGCTTCGGGCAGCCTCCAGAGCGTGGTGGTGCAATCGTTCCGTATCAAGCTCCACGTCAAAATCGTTTTCTTGAGCAATTGAAGCAATTGCCTCAAGCAATGCGTCCATTGCAGCAATCCAACGTGCCATTGACTGGTGCCATTTCAGAGCTTGCTGGAGAATTTGGAAATGCCATCAAGCAGGTGTTGCTGTTTGGCACGGCATATAAAGCTCTTGCTTTTTTCATCAATCTTCCCTCTCAAGCGTTGGAAGCGGCTCGCTCGTTGCAATCATTCAATAATCAAGTTGACGCCATTACGGGAAGTACTGCAAACGCAAATCAAGCAATTAATTTTATTAATGACACTGTTGAGCAATTCAACATTCCTCTTCAAAGCGCTCGCGATGGCTTTCTAAAACTCTACGCATCCATGGCCCCTGCAGATATTTCAGTTGACGTCATCGAAGGCTTGTTTACTGGAATTTCCCAAGCCTCTGCAACTCTAGGATTGAGCGCTGATCAGGTTGATCGTGTTACATACGCCTTTTCGCAAATGGCGAGTAAAGGCAAGATCATGAGCGAAGAAGTTACGGGACAACTTGGTGATGTGATTCCTGGCGCCTTATCGCTCATGGCCGACGCCGCTGGCTTATCCATGGCTGAATTTAAAGATGCAATGGAAAAGGGGCAGTTGAGCGGGAAGGCGATGCAACAAGTGTTTGAAAATTTGGAGATTGTTTTTTCTGATCGTTTTGGAAAAGGCGCTGTTGGCGCTGCTGATACTTTGCAGGGCAGTATGAACGATCTTCAGACATCCGTGACTCGCATGTATGAAGCGTTTGAGCCGTTGGTAGACCTTTTTGCGGCAAATGCATTCCCTGCCTTGAGTCAAGTGGTTGAAGATGCGACAAGCGCAATCGAGGCGTTTGCATTGCGAGTTGACGGCGTGAATCCAGCCACTAACTTAATGAGCGAAAATGCAAAGGCAATTTATAGCGCCATGATACAGGTGCAATCGATTATTCAGTCTTTAACCCCCATCGTTTCAATGCTTGCAAAAGGACTTGTAGCGGTGGCCCAGGCTTCGCTGCAGATCCTTTCTCAGCCATTGGTTATGTTTTTAACAAAATGGCTAATCGCAACAAAATTGCTAATTGGCGCCTATACGACTTTGGCCGCAAAGCTCATCCTTGCGATTAAAAACATCAAGCTTTTTATTGCCGCATTGAAGATGATGACAGTTTCCGCGAAGGCAGCAAATATCGCCATGAAAGGCTTGAAGATTGCGATGGGTGGAATTATTGCGGGTGGCATTTTGATTGGATTAGAGGCTTTAGCCGAGCATTTAGCAACTGTGTCCAGTGAAGCTGACGGAGTGAAGAAGTCGGCAGAGGAAGCCGCCGCTGCTCTGCAAAAAATGAGCTTTGGGGAAATGGTCGCTGAGCGCAGGCGCCTACAAAGAGAGGAGCGTTTCTTGGTGAGGGCAAGTGAGTCGGGCGGTCGCTTGGCTGGTCTTTCAGTAGAGGATAAGGAGCGAGCAAGGGCTCTTGGGATTACCGCTGGGCAAAAGGGGCAAGAGAGGATTGATAGAGGGCTAGCGGCGGTGGAGCTTGCTCGGACCCGGCAAGGAATCAGTAACGTAACAAAAGAAATGGATGCATTTGGGCGAGCAACTTCGTCTACTATCGAACAAATAACTCCAGTCACGCTTGAAGGGGGAGACGGAAAAGGTAAGGGTGAAAAAGATAAACTGAAAGATTACGACCGCGATCTAAAGAATTTTTACACAAACATAGCAAGAACGGAATCCGAAGCGATTAAGCAGCGGATGGATATGACAGCCAGAGAGAAAGAAATTGCTCTCGCGGTGATCGATTTCAATCTCAAAGAGACACTCGCAAAGGCGCAATATCAGCGAGACATTGCAAAGGTTAACGAACTGGTTGCTGCTGATAGAGCTCAATATTTGGCTGACAAAAAAGCAGATTTAGATGAAGAGCTTAAATTGGCCCAACAGGAGTTTGGCACAATCGTCATGTCTCCTTTCGCGAAACGTGCAGAGGACGAGGTGGAAGCTCAGAACAAGCTAAAGGCAAGCATTGCCGCGTTAAAGTCTGGCAGAGAGGAGTTGTCGGCGGTTGAAGAAGCAGAGCTTTTAATACAAAACGAATTGAAAGGAGTCACTAAAGAATATGCCGATAATTTGACTCCAGTCATTGAATATATAAAACAGCTCACGAAGGAAACACGCAATCTTACACAGGAACGAAACGCCCTTCGTGATCAACTTAAGGCTCAAGGACGGTTGCGGCTGGCTGGCATGTTTGATCCTGCGGCTGAATTGCGAGAGCGCATTCGACAGAGACTTGGAGAAGCCGCTACCCCAGAACGAGTAGAAGAGATTGCAAGGCTTGAGGAGTCTGCGGCGATGATGGAAGATCTTAAAGGTGCCGTACAAGTTGTAAGAGATGAATTTGCGGGATTGTTCAGCACGATGATTACCGGCTCTGGGTCAGCGCTAGAAGCTTTAGCGCAATCTTTTGCCAACATTGGCAAATCTTTTGCCGACATGGCTGGCAAGATGATTGCTCAATGGTTATTCATGAAGGCAATTGGTCTTATTGGCAACTTGTTTGGCGGAGGTACTTCAGCAACGGACCGCGAAGGGACTTCAGGTGTTGGTCCAGTTGCAAAAGCCGCAGGAGTCGTGCCAAGAGAAGGTTTCTATGGCCCTGCTTTTGCTAATGGCGGTATAGCCATAGGCGGCTTCCAGGCTTTTGCAAATGGTGGCATCGTCAATGGTCCCACGCTTGGCCTCGTGGGAGAGGGCCGTTACAACGAAGCCGTTGTGCCATTGCCTGATGGTAAATCAATCCCTGTTGAACTTGGTGGCGATGCAAAGAACATCGTCAGCAACATTACAGTAAACGTAAACAACGGTCAGGCTCGTTCTGAAGGCAATGGAGGGGCAAATGATTTAGGACGTAAACTTGAAGGGGCAGTAAAACAGGTTATCATTGAAGAACTGCGTCCTGGTGGCGTATTGGCAGGTAAGCGCTGATGACACAACCAACTTTTGCAATTCCATGTCAATATGGACTTACTGTAGAAAGAGGCACGAGGATTAAACGTGTCCAGTTTGGCGATGGATATGAACAGGTTAGCCCTGAAGAGTTAAATGATGACATTAGGTCTTATTCCATTGAAACTGTTCCAATTTCAGATCAATTAGCAAATTCACTTGATGATCAACTTGCATCCTTGAAGGGAGATTTTTTCTATAGCCAATTTTTTATGGACGATCAAAAATATAAATACAGACTTGAGCCAAACAGATGGCAACGAAGGGCTATAGGGCCTGATAGTAATATTTTTTCTTTTGTTGTAAGGAGGATTTATGACCCTTCAGTCTGATGTACAAAAGGGCTGGCATGATGCCATCGTCGAGATGTTTGATCTTGACCTATCGCTAATTACTGGCGACTCTAATGATAAGTTTTATTTTACAAATCAATTAAAACCTGACGACTCAAAAATTCAATGGAAAGGCAATACTTACGAGCCTTTGCCTATTTTGGCTACTGGTTATGAGAAGAATACAACTGGTCAAATTGCTCAGCCGTCCTTAACGGTGGCCAACGTATTGGGTACGTTCGCTTCAATCATTGATCCGTTAGATGATCTTGTGGGGGCCAAAGTTACAAGGCGTCGCACGTTAGGTAAATATCTTGACGGAGAACCCGGTGCTGATTCCACGCA